ACTTATTTTATGCACTCATTTTCATTTTAACGGTTTCGTAATGTTTGTACGGTTTATCCCAAATAATATGTTCTTCAGAATATTCTTCTACTGTGTTAGGTATTTGGGAGAAACGCATTTGTGGAAATTCTAAAGGTTCTCGTTTTATTTGTTCTTTTAAAGGTTCGATATGGTCTTCATAAATATGTGCATCACCTAGTACATATACTAATTTATCCGCTTCTAGTCCACAAAAATGCGCTAAAATGTGACAAAGGAAGGAATAAGATGCAATATTGAATGGAACACCTAATCCAACATCACCACTGCGTTGGTACAGTAAACAAGATAAGTATTTTGATTCTCTCACTTTAAACTGTACCAAAACGTGACAAGGCGGTAACGCCATTTCGTCTAATTGACAAGGATTCCAAGCAGACATAATAAGTCGTCTAGAAGTATGTTGTACAGGGTCTTTCAAAGCATTTATGATATTCTTTAATTGGTCAACTCCTTTCCCTTCATAATTAGAATGACAAGTCTCATAAGAAGCATTAAAATGTCTCCATTGATGTCCATAAACGGGACCTAAATCGTTTACTGCAAGATGTTGTAAACCACGTGAATCTAGAAATTCACGTGAACCATTTGCATTCCATATTTTTACATTCTTTTCTTGTAATTTAGTATTATCTGTACAACCTGATACAAACCACATTAATTCACGAAAACACGTCTTCCAAGCTAATTTTTTGGTAGTTAACAGTGGTACAGTACCATTACTGAGGTCGAACTCCATTTTATTTCCAAAAATAGAGATAGTAGTTCCGTTTCTGGATTCTTCACTTGTCCCATTCTGTAAAATATGATGGATAAGCTCGATATATTGTTTTTCATCGTGAGGTTTTGTAAAAGTAATCATATTATGCAGTGTCTCGAAACCCATCCTATACAAAAATTAATAATATATAAACAGTACAAAAAGACTTTGTATTATTTTAATAGATACATAATTTATAACATACAATGATTGAATCATTCTTTGAATTTGTTGGTACTGCTTTATCGTGTACTTGGGTGATTGGGTTATTTAATATAGATTCTTTACATTGGAATGCATTTTTTCCTGGTTCTGTACAGTACATCAGAGTTCTAGTGGGAAACATGATGGAAAAGAAGCATATTCAAAATCCTCCAATTACAGAAAAAGACAAAAAGATAAATAATTATTTCAAACAAATCAAAGACTGGGCATTGAAAGGGTCAAATGACCCCTCTGTAAGTACACACGTTTGGTATAATGATTTGCCTTCCTTATTACGTGATGTGGTTGATATTATTAAAAATGATACAAGTGTAATTTCGCTGTTGCAAAATATTTTCAAAGTAAGTGAATATGATTACATTCATTTAGATGGTATGAATGAAGTGTATGTTACAGGAGAGGACCGTAATAAAGAGAACACTAATTCTGACCGTGTGTTTTTTGTCTCACATATCGATGGTCCATTTTTCTTCATTCCATTTATTTCCGTATATCGTTGTTTAGTGGGTTTGAATGACAATGCATCTGTAACAACTCATTTTCCTATGATTGATGATACATTTGTGGTAAACCGAGGTGATATTTTGGCGTTTGACTATAATCGTGAGGTGCATTATATAACAAAAAATGATGATGTAAAAACAGATGAACAGAGGGTCGCACTGAAATTGCATTACTGTCTATATCCAAAAGGTTGGCATATAATAGGTTCCATCGTAGGAGATATGCACGTACTGTACAATAGTTTACTGAGAAATTTATTTTTGAAAACAATACGACCGAGAAATTTCATCGAAAATATATTTAGTAAAGCGGTAGTATGGTCAACTCACTTAGTTGTATATACAGATATTTTTATTGGATATAGAAATCTGATATACTTTGCAGTTGTACATTGGAATACTATAAACTATTATAATACCATTCAAAGAACGTGTATGCTTACATTTCCATTATTTTACAAACTACTGTACATATCAGTATTTCAGACAAACAGTTACAGTGACGTGGAACTAATCAGTGTAATACGCGATGTGATTTTATTCTCATTACTATATTCAAGTATTAATCATATATTGTAAACGACAATAATAGGATGCCCGTGTGCGAGACATTTTTCAAATGTTCATTTATATAAAAAATAAATATAATCTTAAATTTTGTTTTTACAGTAAAAATGGTAAAAATAAAATCAGCATTAATTTCCGTTTTTGATAAAAATGGTATTGATACGATCGCCAAGAAGCTTGAATCATTAGGAGTTACGATATATTCTACAGGAGGAACTGAGACATACATTAAAAATCTAGGTATTCCTGTAACACGAGTAGAGGATATTACTGATTATCCATCTATATTAGGTGGAAGAGTAAAGACATTACATCCGAAGGTGTTTGGTGGTATTTTAAATAGACGTGACTTAGATGGTGATATCAATGACGTAAACAAATATGAAATACCAAATATTGACTTGGTTATAGTAGATTTGTATCCATTTGAGACAATTGTAAATACTGTAACAGATGATGACTGTATAATAGAAAATATCGATATAGGAGGAATATCATTAATAAGAGCGGCAGCCAAGAATTTCAAGCATGTATTATGTGTCTCGTCAAAAGTCGATTATAATGAATTATTAGAAATACTCGATACAAATTCGGGTGAGACAAATGAAGACACGAGAAAACGGTTTGCGCTCAAAGCATTTAAAATTTCTTCACATTATGATACTGTAATACAACAATATTTTGAAAGAGACACACAACTTTCTTTACGATATGGAGAAAATCCGCATCAAAAAGGTGTATTCATTGGAGACTTTTACAGTATGTTTACAAAATTACACGGGAAGGAGTTGTCTTATAATAATTTACTCGATGTCGATTCTGCTGTAAATATAATGTCAGAATTCAAAGACTCTCGTCCAACATTTGCTATTTTGAAGCATAATAATGCGTGTGGATTATCAACTAGAGAAAGATTGGTAGATGCATATAAATGTGCATTGGAAGGTGACCCAACATCGGCGTTTGGTGGAGTGTTAATAGGTAATAGATGTATTGATGTAGATACTGCAACTGAAATTAATAAACTATTTTGCGAAGTGGTTATTGCCCCCAATTTTGAAGAAAAAGCTTTAGAGATATTGAAAACGAAAAAGAATCGGGTAATATTAATTTTGAAGAATGAAACTGTAAACAATGAAGTTATCAGGACTTGTCTCAATGGTGTATTAAAACAAGAACGAGACAATATAACTGACAATCAAACCAGTTTTACAATAAGTACTGTACATAAACCGAGCAAAACCGAATTGGTTGATTTAGAGTTTGCATCGAAAATATCGAAGCATACAAAATCGAATACGATTGTTCTAGCAAAAAATGAACAATTGATAGGTTCTGGTACTGGACAAACTTCTCGAGTAGATTCACTGAGACACGCGATACAAAAAGCGAAAGAATTCGATTTCCAATTAGCTGGTGCAGTTATGGCGAGTGACGCATTTTTCCCTTTTCCTGATTGCGTAGAAATCGCACAAAAAAGTGGTATCACGTCTGTAATCCAGCCAGGTGGTTCTATTAAAGATAAAAACTCAATTGAATACTGTAATAACAATAATGTCTCGATGGTATTTACAGGAACGAGACATTTTAAACATTAACTCATTATTATTATTTTACGGTATGATATTCCGTAAAATGTAATCGAAAATAAAAATGGACAAAAAATTGATTGGTTACTTTCAAAGTTTACATCTTCATTAAAAATATTACAATATGTTGTCATATGCTCTTTGTTCTACATATGTTCCACAAATCGAAAGTCTTCCAAGGGAAATTCTACTGATTTTGGACGACTATTTGGGTGATAAGAAGTTAGAAATATATCTTCGATTAACTGAACTCTCTTTAACAGATGTTCAAATGACGTATTTTACACATGGAAGTATTTCATCTTCATCATTGACAGTAGAAGATATTAAACGACGAAACAAAAATATTAATGTACGCGAACAATTTCTCGAATATATTCTGGAAAACTTAAAACAATTGTCTTTGATGTATAAAGTAGTCCAAATATTTTATAGACCAAGTAAAAAAGACCAATGCGAAATGGAGCAAAAACATCGTGTGGAAACAATTTTGAATGATACAGATGGTCGTTCTCACTCACTTTACTTAACAGGTTGTATGGCTTATGATCGTAAGTACAGATACCAAGTCGTAGATGATTATACACACTATACTGGTTATGTTTCGAGAGAAGAAATGATGTTGACCTTTCTTGCCTGTCAATATGATTTCAATTGGAAATTATATATATTTAGAACTGACACGAATGTCCTTGAGAATAAAATTCGTGTTACTTTTAAAGTTAAAGAATATAGCCCAAAAAAAAAAGAGATGATGTCATATCGTGTACTTAAAAATACTTATTATACCAGTGAAGATTTGAAATGGGTCTAATAAAACGTTACTGCAATCTGACCCTCTATGATTTAAACCCTCGAAGATTTAAAATGGGACATTTTAAATCATAGAGGGTCAGATTCCAGTAACGTTTTGAAATGACGCCCTTTCAGGGCGTGCCATTTCAAATCTTCACTGGTATAAAATGTCCCATTTTCAATCTTCGAGGGTTTAAACATTAACTCATTATTATTTTTCTCTATTAAAATATTATACGTAATATGGACAACGCATTGGACACAACATCTAAATCATTTTCCAAGAATACATTTTTTAATCACGTGTTTTCTACTTCTGAGGAGGGAAAAGCAGAGATTTTGAATATTGTACAATATTCTCTTTTAGGAGTTATTCCGATTGTTTTGTTGAATAAGTTGATTCAACGTTTTATTCCTGATGCCGATGATGATAAGTCGTCCATAGAACTTTTAGCAGAAGTTCTTATCCAAATTATTGTCATGTTTGTAGGTGTCATATTGATTCATAGAATTGTTACATATGTTCCAACATATAGTGAATTCAAGTATGATTCTCTTTCTCTTACCAATGTTATTTTAGCATTCTTGATTCTTGTTTTGAGTATTCAGACAAAATTGGGTTTGAAGGTAAATATTCTTTTCGATAGAGTTACAGACCTTTGGAATGGTAGTTCATCTGAGAGGCCTCAAGCAAATGGAAAAAGAGACAAAAGAGGAGGTAGTAGACATACCCCCAGTAGAGGAGACCAACATATGGAATCGCCTTCTATTGTACCAGAAATGATTAGTGCACCAGCTGCTACTCAGCAAACACAATCATACGATATTAGAAATAGTTTTGGACAGAGTAGTTATGTAGAACCTGCTGCACCTGAACCAATGCCTGCCAACACTTTAGGTATTGGGTCTATATTCTAAAAATATATGTTCGATTTATAAACAAGATTTTTTTCTAGTTCTTGTTTATATATGTATAATTATGTCTGACAACGAAGAGGATAATGTATCTGTACCATCAATGTCAAATCCATTGAAAAAGCGAATGAGTACTCGCAGTATGAAAGATATTGTAAATACTGTAAAAAGAATTCAGCAAAATGAGTATCAACACGATGTTGATAAACTCATTTTGTTCAACGTAGTTCCTTCACCAAGAGATGACCGAGATTTGAACAGTGAAGCTATTTATGACTGTTCAAAGAAATTACCTGCTACTTTAGACCTCCGAAAGCATTTGAATGCTCCAAGAGACCAAAGTAATCAAGGTACTAGTGCAGCACAAGTCGCTGCTTGCATGAAAGAATGGCAAGAAAAGAAAAAGGGCGACTTTATCGACTATATGTCTCCGCAATTCATCTATAATAACCGTAGTAACCAAACAACTGTAGGTATGTACGGTAGAGATGTTATGAGGATTTTGAAAAATGCGGGTATTTGTCCTGAGAAATCGTATCCTTATGAAAAAGTAGAAGGAAAAGTAGATATTGACAAAAAATATTATTATGAAGCAAAGAATTACCGTATTAAAGGGTATGCACGTGTGAATACTCAGGAGAGTTTGAAGCGTGCTCTTTACATGAATGGTCCTTGTTATATTTCTTTTCCTGTATATAATCATACAACTCGTCTGTGGAAACAACAGAAAAATTGTTTCAAGGTTGGAGAAAAGCAATTAGGTGGACATGCATTCGCAGTTGTTGGATATAACAAACAAGGTTTCATTATGCGTAATAGTTGGGGAATGTTCTGGGATATGGATGGTTACTGTATGTATCCTTATACCGACTGGGGATGTCACTATGAAATATGGACTATGATCGATGAAAAGAGTTATAAACCAGCAAAGAGCGAAGGAATGTTCTCTTTTATGAAAAAGAAGAAGAAGAAGGGAAAAGATGATAAAGACAGTGATAACTTATTACCAAAATCTGATAAGAAAGCGCACGATAAATATGTAATTGAAGAAGACCCAGACGCGGAGGCTGCTGCAGAAGCAGAAGAGGAAGATGAAGACTAAATCATCGACATCCAGTAATGTTACTGAATTCTGAGCCTTTATGATTTATAATGAATCATTTACCTCATTTCAAATCGTTTAGCAATATCTATATAAAAATATTAATCTCTTATTTTTATATATCATACTATGTACTCGCTTTTATCTGTTGCATTCCTTCTATCTAATGTATTGTACACCAGTTATGGGTCTGGAGATTGGTCTTCTTTTCAGAACTTTATCCAACGGTTTGAAAAGAGATATGAGACTATTGAATTATTAAGAGAACGATTCGAGATTTACAGAGACAACATGATGTTTGTGAATAGTCATAACAGTAATTCCAATAATACGTATATTCTAGGTGAAACTCCTTTCGCAGACCTTACTGTAGAAGAATTCTCTGTTTATAAGAGTCAAATCGGTTCGGACAAAACTTGTGATACTTTCAGTTCTGATATAGATATTTCTGTTGATAGTACAGTAGATTGGCGTCAGCTTGGTGCGGTTACTCCTGTAAAAGACCAAGGGCAGTGCGGTTCTTGTTGGTCATTCAGTGCGACTGGTGCAATGGAAGGTGCGTGGAAGATTGCAAAGGGCGATTTGGTATCTCTATCCGAACAGCAACTGGTAGATTGTTCTCTTGGATTTAAGTACGGTAATCATGGATGTAATGGTGGACTAATGGATGGTGCTTTCAATTATGCGATTGACAATGGTATGTGTACAGAAAGTGATTATTCGTATGATGCACAGAATGGAGATTGCAACAGTGACTGTACACCAGTTGTCTCAATGTCATCATGTGTAGATGTTACACCTAATAACGAAATAGACTTGGCAAAGGCACTTAATATTGGACCAGTTTCTGTAGCGATTGAGGCCGACACCCGTGTATTCCAACTGTATACTGGAGGTATTATTACTGGAACTTCTTGTGGAACTAATTTGGACCACGGGGTGTTGGTAATTGGGTACGGTAGTGACCGTGGTACTGATTACTGGATTGTAAAGAATAGTTGGAGTAGTTCATGGGGAGAGGAAGGGTATGTACGAATTGAGAAATCAGACAGTACAAATACCAATGGTGTGTGTGG